CCATGTTCGCAACATCTTCCCTGTAACTCCTTCTGACACCGATTCATATCACTTCTATCGTCATGCTGGCGGTGAGGGTGCCGTAGCTTTCCAGACCAATGAAGGTACTGCCAAGGCTCAGCTTGATGCCGATCTGGTTGAAGATACAGTGAACCTGAACTACCTCGCTGGTTTCGTTCGGGTATCTCGTAAGATGCTCAAGAACTTCTCTGCCCTTAGGACTCACATCAGCCGCTGGCTGCCCGAAGAGTACTACAAGGCTGAAGATGCTCAAGCAGCTACTGCTCTGGCAACTGCCACAGGTACTCCGAATACATCAGGAACTAACCTGATTGAGAGGATCATGCTGACTGTCGGATCTCAAAAGCAAGCCAACTACAATGTAAACATGATTGTTGTTGATGGCAACTCATGGGCTAACATCCTTTTGACCAAGTCAGGAACATCTGAAGAGTACACAATGCCCGGCGGGTCCGTAGTGGTTAGCCCTGCTGGTCAGGTGCTGATCTGCGGTATTCCTGTTTATACTGCCTCATGGGTAGGTGCGGATAAGGCTCTGGTAGGTGATTCTCGTTATTTCGAAATCATCCAGTCAGAGGGTCTGTCCCTTCAGTTCTTCGATCAGGATGCCGACAATGTAACCAAGAATAAGGTTACAGCAAGGATAGAGGCTTCAGTCGGTTTTGCGCTGATTGATCCCGCTGCCTTCGCATTTGTTGATGCTCCTTAATGGGAATAATTTCTAACTATAGGCCCTGTCCTTTCGAGGGCAGGGCTTTTTAACACTATGCCATGGACTATTACAAAAATGCAGACAAATTATCTTCCTACTCCTGCCTGAGTTATAATCAGGTCACTGATGTACAGCGTGCAGCCGTGGTGACGGAGCCGGTGCAGCTTAGTGAAATGAAGGAATATGCCAAGGTTGAGAACAGCCTGGATGATGGTCTTTTGACTGCGCTGATAAGCTCAGCCCGTGAGATATGCGAGAAGTACACCGGTGTCAGCATGGTACAAAGGGAGATAACGGCATGGTTTAATAATGGCAATGGCGGGATATACTTACCCTATGGTCCCGTGGGAACTATTACCGGGGTTTATGATATAGATGGGAATGAGGTGGAATATGAGGTTAAGGGTACAGAATGGAAGCAGATTTTAAGCCCCATAATGAGCTTAAAAGCGGTTTATCAGGGAGGTGCTGCTACCTGCCCGGAGGTGTTTAAGACAGCCATCAAGGCGCAGGTCTTATTCATGTATGAGAACAGGGGAGATAGTACCGAATTTATGAGTCCGATAGCTCAGATGATATTAAATCCATTTAAGCGGATATAAATGTATAAACAGGAATATAATATAGGGGACCTCACAGACAGGATTATAATAGAAAACTGGACATATACACAGGATGCCGGCGGTGGGAATATCAAGACCCTCGATAATGCCTTTTATATATGGGCTATGGTGGACCAGTCACATGGTACCCTCAGCCCCAATTACGGCAAATTCAATTATATATATTCAGCCAAGATAATAACCCGGTACAATTCGCTGATAGCTTCAACGAGTACAATCGTTTACGGGAATGCCAGATACCTGGTTAAGAGCGTGATTGATGATGGCAGGTTTTGCGAGATACTGGTTGAGGTAGGCGAGACACAGCTGGCAAGTGGGTCTGAGGTGCCACCTACGGCGCAGACATATCTTTATAACTACACGGCCACAGGCGGAGAGGATTCATTCTCTGACCTAAGCCTGATAAATAAAAATGTCTTTGGGGTGTTCAAGGATGGGGTGGCCAAGGTCATCATCACCAGCGGGACCCCGGAAGAGGATGAGGTGTTATATGATGCCTCCACGGGGGGCTTTACTTTTGGGTTGCCTTTTTATCAGGGTGAAAAAGTGATAATACAATACTTATGAAAACCTATATAGGCATAGGCGGGGAGGATGACTTCACGGATTCCGACCTGATAAACAGAAATGTCTTTGGGGTATATAAGAATGGGGTAATGCAGAAGATCATCCCTAATGGGAACCCGGAGGAGGATGAGGTTTACTTTGATCCTTATACTGGTTATATGAGGTTTGGGACTTCATTCTATGCTGGGGAAAAAGCAATAATTCAATATGCATGATTAATATAAAATTAGAAGGGTTAAAAGCGGCCATTAAAACCGTGGAACCTGAGCGATTAAAGGGTATTTGCAAGAAGGCTCTGAGTGCCTATGCTTTGAAGGTAGATAGCGATGCAAAATTAAGATGCCCTGTTGATTTGGGACAACTCAGATCATCTATTAATCCTGTAACGGATAACCTTGATAATTTGGAGGTTTCGTTTGTGGCGGGTGTTGATTATGCTGCTTATGTTGAGTTCGGTACCGGGCCTTATGCTGCCAAATATGTGCCGAGCTTGGATCCTGAATGGCAGAAAATAGCCAAAAAATATTATATTAATGGCGAGGGCAGGATGCCTGCTCAGCCTTTTTTATATCCTGCGGTAATAAATAATTTACCTTTAATCAACAAAAAACTGGAGGAGCTATTATGATAGACCTTAACTACTCATTACGGGTGGCTTACTATACAGCCCTTCAGGCGGCAGGGGTGCCGGTATATTACCAGAATCTGCCTCCTAATCTTAACCCTGACAACTATATCCTGTTCCGGTCCATCAATAATTCGGATGCCTCTACCAAAGGGACATCCGACACATCCACCACGATAACGGTGGAGATACATACCAAGACTGACCAGGTGAACAGGGGCCTGAGTGCCGATACGATTGCCAATGATGTGCTGGATGCCATCTACCCTAATAAGACCGATAATCTGGCCATTACGGGAGGACAGATTTTGTCCACTGAGCTGGTTACGGATGTGGTTCAGGACTTTCAGCTGAATGCTAATGAGGCATATATTTCAAGGTACTTGACATTTAAACATATTATTTATCAATCATCAGATATTTCTTAATTTTAACCCAAAATAAAATAAAATGGCACAACACAAGATTTCGGGCAATGATGTCCTTCTTTTCATAGGTGATGACGGTGTGACTTATGACACTGTTATATGCCTCACTTCCAACGGAGTAACCCGTGCAATCAACAGCATTGATGCGGCTACCAAATGCGGACCGGATACCCTTCCCGGTAACATATCTAACGGCGTAAGCTTCGAGGGTCAGGTAATGCTGGACCCGGATGGTGGCTATGCTGGTATTGATATACTGGATGACTACTGGAGGAACAAGACTACTATCTATTGGAAGATAGGACCCGTTAGTCCTGTAACCGGTGATATCACTTATTCAGGCACTGGTTTCATTAGCCAGCTTGATGAGACAGCAGCCCAGGATTCGCCGACCACATTCAGCGGAGCTATTTCCGTGTACGGCACTATGGCTAAAACTGTTACAGCGTAATGAGCTACATACAACTAACAATCGGCGGCAAACTCAGAGGCTTAAAGTATAACAATGGGGCAGTAATGACCATGAGCAAACATATGGACTATAATGATATGGAGTCCACTTATGGTTATGCTTTGATTTATTCGGGTCTGTGGGCGAACTGCTATGTCAAGCGTGAGGAGCCTGATTTCAACTTCGAGCAGGTATGCGAGTGGGTGGATCAGATGAGTTTTGATGACTTGATGAAGGCGAAGGAGTGCTTTGAAAACACCCAGACATATCGGACGCTTTTGGAGGTGGGAGCTAATGCAGAGGAGCAGACAAAAAAAAAGCAGAAGAGTACTGGGAAGAGTGCCACAAAATAGCTCTGGGTCACATTGGGTGGACAGAGAGGGACCTTTATGAAAGTAGCCCTGAGAGCGTTTACTTAGCGTTCCAGGGCTATTTCAATAAAAGGGAAGCCGATGAGAAAGTAATGCGTAATTTGGGATGGATTTCTTATAAGGTGGGAGGCGGGAAGTCAAATAATGTTGAATCCTTCTGGCCCATCGGAAAGTCAAAACCTACTGCCAGCAAAGTATGGGGGGACACCCCTGAGGAGGCGAGGGCTAATTATGAGGCGATTATGAAAGCACATAAAATAAAATAATGGCAGAATTAAAAATACCGGTTTCGGTTGATTTAGGTAACAGCCTGAAGAATCTCAAAGATGTTAAGAAGGGGTTTGAGGATATTGGTGATGGTGCTAAAAAAACCGATGATAAGTTAAAAAATAGCAAACCTGACCAGCCATTTGTTCCATTAAAAAAGCAATTAAAGGAAGCTGTAATTGAGCAGCAGAGGCTGACTGAGCAGTTTGGCGCATTTAGTGTACAGGCTAAAACGGCGGCGGCAAAGGTTGCTGATTTGAGGGATAGGATAGGTGATGCCAAACAGATAAGCGATTCATTCAATCCGGAAACCCGATACCAAAATCTGACTCTTGCGGTAGCAGGTGCGGCTGGTTCCATGAATGTATTAATAGGCGCACAGACTCTGCTCGGAAATAAAAGCGAAGCCTTAGGGAAAATATTTCAAAGGATTGGAGGTGCCTTACAATTAACAGCTGGCTTAGCAGCTCTTAGTCAGACAAAGGATGCAATCAAAGCTCTTGGCGTGGGTGCATCTGCATCATTTGGGAAAATGGTTGCCGGTATTCAAGCCGCAACCGGAGCCACAAAAGGACTATCGGCGGCTATAGCTTCGACCGGAATCGGTCTGCTTTTGGTCGGGATTGGCTTGGCCATTACTGCTATTTCTAACTATGCGAGTAAACTTGAAGAGGGTAAAAAGAAGCAGGAGGAATTTAATAAGGCTCTTGGTGAGGGATTTACAAAAGGCACAGTTGATGCCAGCGATGAGATGGAGAATCTCAGCAATATATTGGATAAAGCCAAGAATAAAACTGTGTCCAATGCTGTAGCCATAGAAAAATATAACTCAACTATAGGCAGGTTCAAGGGCCGGGCTACTACCATAGAAGAGGTTCAGAAGGGGTTCAATGACTTTTCACAGGAATATATTGACAGGTCTGGCAGAATGCAGGTAGCCGATTTGGCATTTCAAAAGGGAAATGAGGAGCTTGCCACCGCACAGCTGAAACGATGGATGGCTACAAATAACAACAGAAGCCAAAGTGATAAGACGAGATTGCTGCAAGAGGCATCTGACCTGGAAGCCTCATCATATCAACACAAAGCAAAAGCGAGGGAGATAAGACAAGTGTGGAGTGACTGGGGGGATGATATGTCTGATATTCAAAAAGATTTTGCCAATGATTTGAAAAACCTGACAAAAGAAACAGGCCAATTAAGAAAAAAAGGCATGGACAGGGAGCTTCAGGTGGTAGAAGATGGTAAAAATGAGTTATTAAAAAAGCTTGAAGATGCAAACCTGAGCGAGGCAGATAAAGAAAAAGCACGGCAGACAATAGTTGAAAATGCAGAATTAAAAACCAATGAGGTAAGAAAAAAGTATTCAGACGAGGCATTGCAGCAGTTGCGAGGTTTTTGGAAAATGCGGGATGAGATAAATAACAAAGCCTACCTTAATGGGATAAAGAATGAGGAAACGAGGGCAACAGAATCGGCACGGCTTTCTTATGAGCAGGCTTTGAAGGATGCTG